CTGTGTACGGCCTAGAGCCAACGATCTTAGGGTTGGCAGGTATCACTTGCTTTTTTTGTTGCCAAACACGTTGCTTGACTCGCCGCCTTGTTTAGCGTTTACGCCGTTGCCAATCGAGTAGCCAATAATCATTGTCAACATTGGCACGCCTGATGCCATGTCTATTTTGTCAAAGATCATTAGCGCGGTAAGGCACAGCAAGCCAACAAGCAAAATAAGAAACTTAGGCAGATTATTTACAGTCATAATTATCCAAGTAACAATGCAGCTTCATCGGCTGTTATTCCAAGCCTGTCAAGTACAGCTTGTTTTGCAATGGCTTTGTCGGCTGCAACTTTTGCAGCGGTTTTCGCTTCGGCTTCCGCAAGTTTTTGCCATGCTTCGTGTGCTGTTTGTTCTGCTTCGGTCATGTCGCGGTCTGTGCCGTTGTCGTTAGTTCTCATTGTCATACCGTCTTGCTGTATCCGTAAATTGCGTATGTGCCGGTCATTGTGCCAGAGGAAACCAAAACTTTTATGCCGTCATAAGCAGTTGCGGTTGAGTGGTTTCCATGCGTATCTAAAATAATTGGTGACGTGTATCCGGTCGCATTGCGTATATTTTTAGAAATATAATCAGTTGGTTCTGCTAATTGTGGCCCACTTATATTTACATAAGCAAAAGACTTAAAATCGCCGCCACTATCGCCAGCAATAAGCGCAGAGGTTTGCGCGGTAGCCCTAGATGCTGCCACCGTAGTACTTTCTGCGCTAATTAATTGATAATTGTAATTTGTTGCTGCTGCTACGCCACCAACTTGAAATTGCATGAATGGTGCAGCAGCGCTTGATGTGTAACGCAATGATAAAAAATAATTAGTGTAAGTGCTCGTAAACACATTGTCAGCAGTAAAACTTGCTACCGCGCTAAACGCTGTTTCGGCTTTTACACAAACCAAACCTCCTGTTGGGCTGGCTGCCGCAAAAGTAAAATTGGCATTAAGTGACGCTGCGGTTAAAACCTCGCCGGCGGTATAAGTGGTCAATGGCATAGTTGCACTTTATCCTATGCAAGCGAGTTCGTGGTAGATAGCACACCAAACGTAATGTCATCTAAAATAAACTGATCGAGGATAATGGTTGCTGATGTCCACAAGGTCATGCGGTGTCCTGTATTCATGTCAATGACGTGATCTATGCCCTCTACGCTTAAGTCTTGGTTAACGCTTAACGGTGTGCCAGATGTAAAGGTTTTAGTAACTGACACGGTTTGACCAATCTCAATAGGCGCTAAAGCCGTTTTTTGTGCATCGGTCAGGCTGGCGAATGTAGTTGACACATTTGTAAAACGTGGGCGCGGTATTGGGTAAAGCAGGTAACTAGCAAGTGTGGCAGCTTGTGCGTCACTGCTTAAAAGGCTGTCTGTGATTGCCTTTGTTTGCGTAAAATACTGTGCAATAGACGATGCGTTGCTGGCGTTTTGTAGCGTGCCCCCAGACGCAATAGTGACGTTGGCATTGTTAATTACGGTCTGTTGGTCAAACTCTACAAGGATGCTGTCATACGGTGTTGCTGTGCCGGTGTCGTTAAATGTGGCTGTAGGTGCTGCCAGTGTTGTGCCTATGCGCGGTTGGGCGGTAAGCACGTTTTCTCGATTACAGAAAATGCGGCCTTGCTCGGCTTGTTGTATGCGGTTTATGTAGGCGTTTACGTTTGTGCCGCTAGGGATCGTGTAAGCGCCTAGCGTGGCTGTAGGCGAGGCGGTCAAGGATGTAGCGCCTGTATAGTTAGCAGCGCTTAAAACGGCTGTAATGCGCGCTGATGAGGTTTGGCTAGTAGTGGCTGTTTCAGGCAAATTGCCCTGTGACAGCACATAAGTGTTATCGGCTGCCGCAATGCTGTAGGTGGTCATTCCAGCCATGTTGTAAGTCTGGTTAAACGTAGTCACTACGCCTGTAAAAAGGTACTCACCGTTACGGCTTACCCTGATTGCGCGCAATGGCGCTAGACCGGGCTGCTCTGTAACTTGGTTGTAATACACGCTAGATGTGTTTAGCGGGTCGTAGTCACGGTTGCCTACTGGCACGCTAATTGACACAGACATTGTGCCCGGACCAAATACGTCTAAGGGTTTGTGACGGCCTCGACTAATGGTAATTAACTGTGCTACATCGGTGATGTCGTTAAAGTCCACGCCGTCACCGTCAAGCACCTGTGCGCCGTCAAGCAAACTGTCATCAAGCACAAACGCTGATGAGTCATAACCGCTAGACAGCTCTAAAAGGTATGTGCCACCAGTAATTACAGTTGAGCCGGGCATAATCAGATCGTTGCAAAATTAACTGGGCCGTAAACCTGTTGGTATTGCGCTATTGCGTCAACAACAGATTTGCCAATTTCGGCGCTTGTTGCAATGCCGCCGTTCACGTTAATTGTAAAAGTGTCTCCAGCGTCAAATCGAGTATCTAACCTGCCATTACTTCTGTCAACAAGTTGTGGTGCTGCTGCATATCCCGGGCCTTGACTGCCACCACCGACACCACCGCCACCAACGCTAGGCAATGGAGATACTGGACTAGGCATAGTTGGCATAATCACAGTGCTTTTTGGTGGGCTAGGAGGTGCAAAAATACCAGCATTGCTAGATGGTGGAAAGTACGAGCCACCACCAAAACTTGGTACAGGTATTTTTGGGAAATCTGGCATTGGCACGTTTGGTATTTCGCCAAACTTTGTTGGGTTGAGAAAGTTAATTGCGTTGATTGCATCGTTAACCATTGAATTAATGCCGCGTGAAACTAACTCAACTGCGCCTAAAATGCCGTTGCCAATAGTGGCTACTGTTGCAACTGTAAATCGAGCAAAATCCTTAAATGGCTGTATAAAACCTCGCACTGCGTTTGGGCCTTCTCTAAACAATTCGTAAAACGCTTGCAATGTCAGCGCCGCAATTCCTATGCCAGTGGCTAACACGCCTACAGATGTTTGCAAACTTGTAAATGAGTTAGCCAATAATACGTTTGCTATTTCTACAGCTTTTACTGTGCTGGCGTAAATCCTCATTGCAAGGTTTGCTGCCACAATTGCGCCAGCCAAACTGCCTACCGCACCCATTAAGACAATTATGACTGTGGTGTTTTCCGCCATGTAATTAGCAACATTGTTAAGTACTGGTATAAGTTTTGCCATCAAAGGTAAAAACACTGCACCAATACTTTCTTGTAATTCTCCCATTGCAATAGAAAAGTTTTTTGCGCCACCTTCTGCAGTGTTGGCAAACGCTTCAGCCGAACCACCAACAGTGTTGTTAAGTGCTTTAAGAATGTCATCGGCGCTAGATGATTTGTCAATTAAATCTTTAAGCGATGGGTCGAGTTTCACAAGTGCAGCGGTTTGACCTGCAAGTGCTTTAGCCACAGCAACGCTGGCTGTTTCCATGTCAATGTTTTTGGCTGTAGCAAGATCGGCAGTCACCGCCATTGCTTTTTGAGACAATTCCAGTGAACCTGTAGCGCGCACTAAGTTGGCTAAAGCTGGCCTTAACTGATCATCAGCCATAGCTGTCTGACGTGACAAGGTAGTAATAAAATCTTCAGCGGCTTTAACCTGTGCATCTGTGGCTTGTGTTGTTGCTTTAAGTTGACGAGCCAACTCAACCTGTGCTGCCTCATCTGCCATTGCCGCTTTAGTTGCTAGACCGATACCTGCCGTCAATGCACCAAGAGCTGCAGCAGCCGGCACAAACGCTTTTTCTAAAGCAAATCCGCTTTTAGCGCCAGCGCCTTCTAATTGACTAAATTGCTTGATTGCTTTGTCAAGCCCTTTGCCGTCATATTCAGCAATAATTGGAATAGTCAGAGCCATTACTTAAGCCCTCGCTGTATCTCTGTTTGAGTCTTAGTAATCATCTTTTCCATGTCGCGCTCAACAGCTTTGCGCGCCCGGTACACAGCAGGCCCAATTAAACGTGTACGACCTTCGCCAACAAACCCTAATTGCTCACCAAGTTTGTTTGCGTTTTGACGGCCAGCAGTCTCAAAAATTGCCGCAGCAGGATTGCTTTGCTCAATTAAGATTACGCCTACTGCGCCTCGACGTGTATCAAATTTAACGCGCACACCTTTAACGGCAGCTGCAACGGTAAACGGAAAGTTTTTTCTAGTGCGGCCTTCGCTTTGCCAGTTGTATTTCATACCAGACAACGGCAATTCTACATATACGTTTTGCGCGGCTTTTACTGCTGGTGCTGCAATGGCAATTGCGTCTGCCTTAAAATCTTTTTGCAACTGTTTGTCAATTTTGCCTAATTGGTTTATTGTGTCTTTGACGCCTGCCACTTGGATAGTTGTAGAAATCATAGGCAGTCACCTTTATTTACGTTTGTTTAATACTGTAATCACCGTAACAAGGTCGCGT